AACGCGGTAGGTGGTAACGGTGTTGTTATTTTTATGTACAACAGTGTTTCATAGGGGTATCTCATGCTAGATAAAGACTATGAAAAAAGAAGACTTCAGCAACAATATGAAGTGTTTGATGAAGAAGGTAATTCTATCAACAAAATTGTAGCTGAAGAGTCTTTTGTGAAAGAGAATTTTTCAAATTACACTCTTCTTCCTGTTTTTAGAATCCCTGAAAAAGAAAAAGAATGGCGCAATGAAAAGTTAAGAGAAACCGATAGTCTGATGCGTTTACCGGACTACCCATACATAGTAGAGTTAGAGGAGTATCGTCAACTGTTGCGAGACTGGCCTAGCACTGAAGACTTCCCAGAAAATCGTCCGGTCTCGTTTGATGAATTTTTGAATCCAGATGAGAGCGAAGAGATTATTTAATGGCAGAATTTGATTACCTCGCATTTAATCAATACCTGATCATAGAGAATTTCATGATAGATCAAGCCCGTGAAAATAACTGGAGATTATTGTGAGTACGCTAACCGGGTTGATTAGTTCTGGTGGCGGAGGCGGCGGTATTGAGCAAGATAATTATTTTTATCTTATAGATTCAAGCACTACTTTTTCCGCGCCTGCTGATGGTGTGATAGATATTTACTGCATCGGCGGTGGCGGTGGCGGAGGTTACGGATATCCCGCATCGGCTGGCGGTGGAGCGGGTGGAACGGCAGTTAAAAAAGAGTTGGCTGTAACATACGGAGACACCTTTACAGTTGTTGTTGGAAGTGGAGGCGCTGCGGGAGCAGCTGGAGGAGTTTCTTCGGTTAATTCAAATGATGTTACTTGTGCCTTAACTGCAAACGGAGGTGGTGCTGGAGTTGGGGGATCTAATGGAACTGGTGGTTCTGGTGGAACTGGCTCTGGAGGGGACTTAAACTTTACCGGAGGGTCAGGGGGAAATACAAATGTAAATCTGTCAAACAACACTCTTTCAGCTACCGGGGGTGGCGCTGCCGGTTTAAATCAAAATGGATTTTCTGCTGGTAATATGAGAACCAGAAACCGCTCTATGTATGGCGGGGGGGCTGGACTTGGTGGCAGTAGTGGTGCATACAACGACAACAATGATTTTAATTCGGGTAATCCTTATATCTCTTCAGGAGGGGGTGGTTTAGGAGCTGGCGTTACAAGTTTAAATGGATCGGCAACAGGGGGTGCTGGCTTTGTTGATCCAGTCCCAGAAAGACTTTCAACATCTCGTGCTTTTTTGTATGGAAGAGGAAAGGGAGGTGACTCCGTTTATAACTCAGCTGTTAATAGTGATGGAGAAATTGGCGGCGGCGGAGGCGCAGGATGGGGAAACACAAATAACGATGCTGCTTCTGCTGGTGGTGATGGTGGAATGTTTGCTGGTGGAGGTAGTAGTAAAAATAACGCTGGAAATGGCGGACTAGGTGGTGGCGGTGGAGGCGGCTCAACAGTTAGCGCAAACTTTACGGGATCAGGTGGAGATGGTCTTGTTATTTTTATGTACAATAGTTTGTCATAGGAATATCTAATGATAGATAAAGACTATGAAAAAAGAAGACTGCAAAAACGCTATGAGGTGTTTGATGAAAATGGCAACTTTATAAACAATATTGTTGCTGATGAAGACTTCGTTAAAGAAAATTACGCTAGTTATAAATTGCTTCCTTTTTTTAGAAGTGCAAAAAAAGAAGTGGCTTGGCGTAATGAGATGCTAAATCAAACTGACAGCTTAATTGATTTAGATGACGATCTTTATAAAGAAAAACTAACCCAATGGCGACAAATCTTAAGAGACTGGCCTAGTACAGAAGATTTCCCAGAGAATCGCCCAGTTTCATTTTATGAGTTCCTTGAACAAGAATAGGATTTTTAATGCCAGACTTTATATTACAAAAAGAAAGATTGTTTGCTCAAGAGTATTGCGACAAAGCAATAGAGGCTTTTGAGAAAGCCGCAGCCGCTGGTAATGTTATTTCGCGGCAAGCTAACAATGAAGGCAATAGGCTGCGAAAAAATGACAACGCTTCTTTTTTAATCCAAGAGACAGAGCCATCAGTTCTTGATTTAATACCTCAGTTCAATCAAGTTTTTTGGGGTGAGGTTTACCCGGAATACTCAGAGCAGTTTGCAATTTTAAATGAATGTGATCCTCATAAAATATGGACACACAAGCTACAGAAAACACTGCCTAGAGAGGGATACCATATTTGGCACACTGAAAACATGGGAAGAAGTGGTTGCAATCGCGTGTTAACTTATATTCTCTACCTAAACGATGTTGAAGAAGGTGGCGAAACAGAGTTTCTTTATTACGGCAAGCGCATTAAACCAACAGCAGGGACTTTGCTTTTGTGGCCAGCAGGTTTTACTCACGTTCACAGAGGCAATCCTCCATTAAGCGGTGAAAAATATATCATGACAGGATGGGTGGAATACTAAATGTTTTCATCTGGCGCATTTAGTACAGCACCGTTTGCGTCAGAGTCTGCAATAAATGTAGACGTTAACATAACAGGGCTTTCGGCAACATCTTTCGTTGGCGATGAGTCTATTATTATAGATGTTTCCTTTCAGGTTTCTGGCAACACAATAACAACCACGGTTGGTGATGTAGCTGTAATAAACCCTGTAAGAGTTACTGGGGTTAGCGCTTCAGCATCTGTTGGAGATGTTGTTGCATCTGGCGGTGCAACAGTTGATGTTACTGGAAGTTCAATAACAGTAACGCTCGGCGATGAAACTATTGTTATTGATGTTGGCGTTAATGTAACTGGTGAAGCTGCAACAGCTTTTGCTGGATTTGTTGATGTCAACACAGAAGCAAATGTTGATGTTACCGGACAAGAGGTTACTGTAGGTCTAGGAACGGCAATTGCATCTATAAGTATACAGGCAAATGTTAATGGTCAGGAGCTGTCCGCAAGTGTTAGCTCTGTTGCTGTCGAGGGTGACGCAAACGTAAGTCTTTCTGGTATAGAGCTAAACATATTTACAAACAATGTTCTAATTTGGAGCAGGGTCGTTGATGATCAAACGCCTAACTGGCAGATTGTAGATGACACCCAAGCAACAACTTGGAATAATGTGATTACTTAAGAGGTTATTAAATGGCAACTCAATATACAAGCATACTAAAGCTGGCGTTACCAACGACTGGCGAGCTTGACGGCACATGGGGAGACGTTGTAAACAACAACATTACCTCTATGGTCGAAGAGGCTATTGCTGGCCTATCGACAATTAACACTTGGTCAACCAATTCTCACACATTGACAACGGCTAACGGAACGACATCCGAGTCAAGATCGGCAATACTTGTTTTGACTGACACCGGAACAGCTCTTACCGGAGCTGGAGAGGTTATATGTCCAGACGCAAGTAAAATTTATGTTGTTAAGAATGATACCGGGCAAACAATAACAGTAAAGACTTCAGCTGGAACTGGGGTTGATGTTCCTGACGGTCAGGTTAGAAGTGTTTTTTGCGATGCAACAAACGTCATTGAGGCTGCTCCGCCTTTTAACGGTCAATTTGAAGATGGCACTGCTGCCGCTCCTTCGATTACGTTTGCTAGTGATACTGATACTGGGTTTTTTAAATCAGCTGCCAATATTGTAGGGTTTACTTCCGCAGGTGTTTCAAGAGGATGTGAGTTTGGCCCTTCATACCTTTATTTAACAAAAGGGGTTGATGCGTCAGGTGATGATTATCTTAGATCAAGTATGACTCTTCCTCGTTTGCAGGCCAACGTAGAAGGCCCAGTAACTAACTATAAATTTCATACTTTTAGCATAACAAACAGTGAGGTGGGCAGTATATCAGTTACTGGATCATCTACTGCATATAACACTTCATCAGACTACAGGCTTAAAGAAAATATAGCTCCTCTTGAAAACGCAGTAACTCGTGTAGATAGTCTAAATCCTGTACGTTTTAATTTTATAGCTTCTCCAGATCACACCGTAGATGGCTTTATAGCGCACGAAGTAACACCAATAGTTCCCGAAGCAATCACTGGAGAAAAAGATGCCGTTGACGAAGAAGGCAACCCAGTATACCAAGGCATTGACCAATCTAAATTGGTGCCTCTTTTGGTAGCTGCTATACAAGAGCTATCATCTCGTGTAACCGCATTGGAGGATAAATAATGAATCAAATTAATCAGGCTTTTAAATCTCGAACAGTTCAGTTTGGTGTTGCTCTAGCATGTTTATCTGTTCTTCAGGGATTTGTTGGATTTGTTCCTGCCAGCCCAGCTGTACAAGCATTGATAGGGTGCGGCATTGCAAGTGCAATAGTTGTTCTCCGATTTATAACCACGCAGCCGATAAGTGAGAAATAATCATGGAGCAGTCCTTTATCAATATGCTCGCTGGAGCAGTCTCAGTCCTATTTGGTTGGATACTTAAGACCGTGTGGGACGCTGTCAAAGACCTTCAACAAGCTGATGATGAGCTGATTGATAAGGTTAACAAAATTGAGGTTTTGGTTGCTGGCGAGTATGTCAAGCGAGATGACTTTAGGGCTGACATGGATCGTCTTTTTGATAAGCTGGACAAGATAGACAAGAAACTAGATTTAAAGGCCGACAAGTGATTGCAGAGCTTGCCGCGTTCAATGCCGCTTACTCAGTCGTAAAAGAGTTTGTAGCCAATGGCAAGGATTTGACTGACTGTTTTAGTTTTATCGGTCAGATGACCACAGCCAAAGAAGACCTGAAACTACGGCAAGCAAAGAAGAACAGTTTTACGAGTGACGCTGAAGAGTTTGCGGCACTTGAGCAGATCAAACAGGCTGAAGACGAACTAAGAGAATTGATGCAGTATTACGGTAGAGCAGGTTTATGGGATGACTTTGTTAAGTTCCAAGCAGAGGCTCGCAAGGCTAGGCTTTTAGAGCGTAACGAGAGGATCAAAAAGATCAATCAACGCTGGCAGTATGCAAGTATTATCGTTGCTGGCTGTCTTGGACTTATAGGCTCTTATGCCATCTTCGTGATATCTAGTGCGGTTTTAGGGGATTGATATGTGGCAGGCTCTTAGTAAAATCTTTGGCTCAGGCGATGTAATCGAGAAAGGATTGCAGCTTATTGATGACATGCACACATCAAGCGAAGAAGAGATTCAGGCGAAGTCAAAGGCTAAGACTGACCTTCTTCAAGCATATGCGCCATTTAAAATAGCCCAGCGCTACTTGGCATTAATGTTTGCGGTTACATTCTTGTTTTCTTTTATGCTTGTTCTGACGATGACTCTTTTAGGTAAAGGAGACATTGAAGCAGTAAAAGCAGTGCTTGGTGATTTTTATATTGGCGAAATCATGCTAACCATCGTGTTTTTTTATTTTGGCGGCGGTGCATTTGAAGGCGTTTTGAACAAGAGAGCTAAGTCGTGAGTTATTTTTCTGATGACGAGCTTCGTTGTAAATGTGGCTGCAACAATTTGATTTTTGATTCATCTGTTAGAGTTGCGCTAAACGCAATACGAATGGAGTATGGCAAGCCAATGGTTGTAACCAGCGGCTACCGATGTCCGAATCATTCCATTGAGGCTAAGAAGTCTAAACCCGGTGAGCATACTACTGGCATGTGTGTAGACATAGCCTGCTCTGGATTTGATGCGGCAGTTATAACAAGTTTGGCGCTAAAGTATGGCGCAAAAAGAATAGGCTGGAACCAAA